AAGATCAAATATATTAGGTGATATTGATGATTATAGTGAAGCTATTCTAAACTCAAGAATGGATGTAACAGTTCAACAAAGGTTTACTCCTACATTAGGAATATCTGCAGCTTACACTATTAATTTCCCGATTGAATTGTCTATTCCTGATGGTGTAAATCACACTGTCCAATCAAATAACTTTACATATAATAATAAGATATGCTCAATTAAAAATCAATTAAGTTCAACAATATTACAAGTTATTGATGCTGATGCAAACGTCCAAGTAAATAATATTGGATCTTATAATCCTAATAATGGCACCGTAACAATTACTGGATTTAATCCAGTAAGCATTGCTGGTGGCCAAACATATATTAGATTGTCGGTTACTCCTGCAAACCAAAGTACAATTACGCCTCTTAGAAATTATATTTTGAATATCGATACGGCCAGATCATTTGCATCTGGAATTTTGGACTATGGTAAAACACAAGTAGCACTATAATGGTAGATCAAACCTTACTAGACTTAGATCGTAGAGATTTAAATTTTACTTCAAGTAAAGTAAAAAGTGTTTTGCCAGAGCATTACACAACAGATTATCCTATTCTTGTTAAGTTTTTAGAATACTATTATGATTTTATGAATTCCAATGCAAGTCATGGATTTGATAATACTATTCAGAATTTATATGGTATTAGAGATTTAAGACAGACTGATTTAAATAACTTAAATCAGATTTTTAAAGAGATTGGTCAAGGACTAGTATCTTCTGATTTCTTTACTGATCCTAGACAAACAGCTGGCTTACTTGCTAACTCATATAGAATTAAAGGTTCTTTATATTCTGCTGAGGGTTTCTTTAGAGCATTTTATGGAGAACAACCAGAGGTCGTATATCCTAAAAACAATCTTTTTCTTGTCGGTGAATCTAAAATAGGTGCTGAATCTTTAAGATATATCCAAAACGGTGCTTTATATCAGGTTCTTTCAGTTTTAATTAGATCAGGTACTCCTATTGCTAAATGGCGTGATCTTTATAAAGCTTTTGTTCATCCTAGTGGTTTCTATCTAGGTGGTGAAGTTATTATTGAAAGTGTAGGAAATCTAGATTTAAACTTTATGCCTCTTTCAATTCTAGATAGTGATGCAGGCGTCTTTAGTTTTGAACAGTTTGCAGCAATGGATTTGACAGGATTTGCTTCTTTGACTGGGGTATATCCTGACGGCCTTGATGCTGATACTTCAGCTGAACGCATTGATCTAAATGCTACAGTTAAAGCATACTCAGAAATTACTGTTTCTCAACTTGAAGCAATGTATGATAATATTGAAGATGCAATTTCTGCAAATAACGCCACATTTGATGATAGTGATGGTATCAAATTCTCTAATACAATCGAAACTATGGACGGTGTAAAATATGACAATTTTAACCCACCACGCTATGTAGAAGCAGATTCAGCATAATTATTGATATAAATACAATTAACAAATCTTATCTTATGACTATGCAAACAATTGGAATTGGTTCAGCTGCAAATGATGGAACTGGTGATACACTACGTTCCGGCGCTACAAAAATTAATGATAACTTTGCAGAATTATATGCAGTTGCTGCTCCATATAGCGAAACAATTACAGCGAACAGTGCTGCAAGTTTATCTGTAGGATACCAGATTTGTAATAAAACTAGTGCT